TCAACATTGTGATTTCACCCCACGGCGCAGGTCAGCAAATGCCTCCACAAGGTGGCATGCCTCCTATGCCTCCTCGTCCTGCAGGCGTTCCCATGCCAATGACAGGCGCAGCACCAGCACCACAACCTCCAATGCCAATGCCAGTTCCGATGCCAATGCAGGCACCACAGCAGCCTCCTATGGGCCGCAAACATGGTGGACGCACATATCGCAGCTACAAAGACATGGATGCTGGTGCAGGTAGCGGTGAAGGCCGTTTAGAAAAGAGTGAAATTCAGAAACGCAAATAAGTTTTGATCAGCGGCTGCGCTCCCCGCTGGTTAAATAGGGTGGCGAGGTGACCCCTCTCGCCTTGCCACCCACCTAGTAAAACAAGAGGGAAATCACCATCTGTGAGGGGAAGGTGGACAAATGATAACGTATTCTTCGCATTTTGAACGCGAATTAAAGAATTTGCTTAATGAGCAAATACAGAAGGCAATAGAGGCCATTACAAATCCAATGGCTATTAAAGACTATGCCGAATATCGTCACGCAATTGGTAAATACCAAGCCCTTCGTGAAGCTTTAGAGCTTTGCGATGAAGCCAATAGTATTATCCAAAAGCAATAGAGCAACAGAGGGGAAAAGCATGCCTTTTATGATAATGGAACACGATGTAGATCCACGCCAAAAAATTCTTGATGAAATCGGGGATATCAGTGGGTTACAAATCTTCAACAATCAGGTGCTTTGCGCCATTTACATTCGTCCTCAAAAGACAAAGAGCGGCATTTACATGACCGACTCTTATCGCGATGAGGATCGTTACCAATCAAAAGTTGGCCTTGTTCTCAAGAAAGGTCCATCAGCTTTCGTTGATGAGACTGGTGAATGGTTTCATGGCACTGCAGTTGAGGTTAACGACTGGATTGTACTCCGTCCTTCAGATGGTTGGGCAATCAATGTGAATGGTGTGGCCTGCCGTATTGTTGATGACATCAGCGTACGCGGTTTAATCGATAACCCAGATAGAGTTTGGTAGGTAAATCATGTCAGAAGAATTAAAAGATATTGAACTAGACCTTACACCGAAAGAGGAACCAAAGGTCGAAGACAAAAAAGATGATATAATTGTTGAAAAAGCCGAAGAAAAGCCAGAGAAAAAAGGCATTTCTATTGAAGAGGCGAATCAACAACTAAAACATCAGCTTGAACAAGAAAAATTGGCTCGTTACGAGGCTGAACGCCGCGTTCGTCAGGCTGCAGAAGAGGCTTTAAAAGCTAAAAATGAGCTTGATGACACCAATTTTCATTTGGTAAGCAATGCCATCGAGACAGTTAAGCGCGATAACGACATTTTGAAGAACCAATATCGCGAAGCAATGTCGATCGGTGACTATGATCGTGCTGCAGACATCCAACAGGCAATGTCTGTAAACGCTGCTCGGATGTTTGAGCTTGAAAATGGCAAACAAGCCATGCAAAACCGCCCAAAACAACAACAGCCCGAATATTATAAGGCTCCCGCTGACCCTGTTGAGGCTTTGGCATCGCAAATGACACCAAAGTCAGCCGCTTGGATTCGTTCACATCCTGAATTTGCAACAGATCCAACCATGTACCAACAAATGGTCAATGCCCATAATTTTGCAATCTCTAAAGGTCACGCGGCAGAAAGCGATTCGTACTTTGAAATGGTCGAACGCCTGCTCGATATCGATAGCGATAGCTCATATGTTGAGCCAGAGGCCACCCCAAAGCCAACACGCCGAGCTGCACCTCCTGCTGCTCCCGTATCACGCACTGGTTCACCCACAGGCGGCAATCCAAATCGGGTTCGTTTGACAGCTGCAGAGCGTGAAATCGCTGCCCTCAACAAAATGACTGATGAGGAATACGCACGAAATAAACTTGCCCTTCAACGCAAGGGCGACTTGCCTCGATAAAAACCCGATCAGTACGATAAAGGACTAAAACATGGAAAATGCAGTAAAAAAGACCCCAACGCGCCGCCGCAGTAGTAAGATTACGCAGGCTCTTGAAGACATGGCTCAAAAAAGCTTAGAGATGGAGCAGGATGCCCCTAAAGCCCCCGCAACCTCTCGTCCTCCTATGCGTGATGAAGATCCCCGTTCACGGGCTGCTAAACGCGCCGCAGAGATCCGCAAAACCCTCAAGAACATGGATGATGCGGATGATAAATTTTGGATTGAGCCTCACATGATCCCAGATGGCTGGGTTTATGAGTGGAAGACCAAGATGATCTTGGGCAAAGAAGATCCAGTTTACTTCCAGCGCCTTTTGGCTCGTGGTTGGTCGCCTGTTGAACGCAACCGCCACCCTGAAATGATGCCTTTTGATTCCAAAAGCAACACCATTGAACGTGAAGGCCAGATCCTTATGGAGCGTCCTCGCGAAATTAATGATGAGGCTATCTATATGTGGAAGCAAAAGAATCGTCAGGTTATCCGCGATAAAGAAGCACAGCTTTACGGAGCTCCCGATGGCACCTTCCAGCGCAATCGACCATCCCTCAAGAAGGGGTTTGATTTCGCTATTCCAGAAGGTGATAGTAAGCCAACCGATTAACAAAAAGGGGCGGCGTATAGCCGCCCTTTTCATTTGTATCTTTTTTGTTGACAGAAATAAAAATATTTGATTAAAGGCCAAATGTCTCCCCCCGGTGTTGGGAGATTTAACCTTTCCTTGGTTTCCTGATCGCCCCGGTGTTGCGATGATGGTTACCTCTCTTTGATGGGAGATACCGATCATGGCAAATACATTTGCACCATTCGGTTTCCAACAGTATAGCGGTAACGGCTCTGCTCCTACCTATGAATTGGTAACGGGCTTGATCGCTTACGGCAATAGCACAGCAATTTTCTCTGGCGACCCTATCGTCCAACTTAGCAGTGGTTATTTAGCTCAAGCTTCCAGCAACTCAGCCGCTCAAGGCGTGGCTGGTATTTTTGTAAGCTGCAAATACCTTAGCGTTTCTCAAAAGCGTACTACTTGGCAGTCATACTGGCCCGGTTCAGATGCCGCTTCTGACGTGACGGCTTATTACATTAACGATCCTAATGCACAATTCAAAGTGCAGGCTGGTAACTCAACTAGCCCGATCGCTATTGGCAACCTCGGCAACAACATTGGTTTTGGCGTTGGCACAGGCAACACATCGACAGGTCAATCTGGCGCATATGTTGACGTTACAACAATCAACACAACCAACACATTGCCATTCCGCATCGTGTCGCTGATCACCAACCCTCCCGGCGTGAACGGCACCGACTCAACCACAGCTTACAACTATGTCGTAGTGGCGTTTAACAACGTCTCAACGAAACAGTTGACCGGCATCTAATAGGAGTTTGGACCAATGGCTGTTAATTTAGGTGTCATTAAAGACCTTCTCCTCCCCGGTCTCCGTGGTGTTGAAGGCAAATATGAGCAGATCGATCGTCAATACGACAAGATCTTCACAAAGCACGATTCCAAACTTGCAGTTGAACGTACTGCCGAAGTTCGTTACCTCGGTTATGCTCAAATCAAAGACGAAGGTGGTCAAACACGCTTCGACAACAATGCTGGTGAACGCTTCGTGTACAACCAAGAGCACGTTGAAATTGCTCTCGGCTACGCAATCACCCGTAAGGCGGTTGACGATAACCTTTACAAGACACAGTTCCATCCTTCAAACCTTGGTCTGATTGAATCTTTCAATCAAACAAAGGAAATCTATGGTGCTGCAGTTCTTAACAACGCAACAACATACAACCCATCAGTTGGTGGTGACGGCGTGGCGCTCTGCTCCACAAGCCATCCTATTGACGGCGGCACAGTTGCAAACACACCATCAACTCAAGTTGATTTGAACGAATCCACATTGCTCAACGCAATGATCGGCATCCGTACAAACTTCCGCGATCAAGCCGGTCTTAAGATCTATGCTCGTGGCCGTAAACTTATCGTTCCACCTCAATTGGAACCAGTTGCAGTGCGTTTGACGAAGACAGAACTTCGCCCCGGCACAGCAGACAACGATGTGAACGCTATCCACAGCACAGCTGGTGGCCTCTCAGAAGGTTACTTGGTGAACGACTACTTGACTTCACCTTATGCTTGGTTCTTGCTGACCAACATTGATGGTCTGAGCTACATGGAACGTATGCCATTCGAAACAGACATGCAAGTTGACTTCACAACAGACAACTTGCTCGTGAAGGGCTACGAGCGTTATAGCTTTGGTTATTACAACTGGCGTTCGATCTACGGCTCATTCCCAACCTCTTGATAGCGGAGATAAATAATGTCTATTTCTGCATTTTCAGGTCCGGTAATCAGCTTCGGTCAAGCACCATATGCTGACTATAACCCAGAACTCGGTCCATCCTTGTTCTACGCAGGCGCGGGTCTTCTTGACCCTCGCCCCTTCTACACCTACGAGCCCGGTCAGAACTTTGGTAACGTGGTTGGTGGTTTCCTCGGATTCACACGCATCCTCACTGTTAACCAAGTTCCATCTGCGATTTCTGCAACTAACATTGCAGCATCTCAGACACCTACAGCTGGCACAGCTTTAACGCTGACAGCAGGCACTGGTGTTACAGGTGGCGTGTCGATCGTAAACGCATCAACCAACACAACTGTCACTGGCTTATTGGCTCTTGATGGCGCTGCTGGTGTTGTTTCTTTCGGTTCCGCTGGCACAGTCCAAATCTGGGATCCAACGAAAGCTCTTTCCCGTAACGTGCGTATCACATCGGTAGGCAACGATTCGGCAGCAACATTTACTGTTAAGGGCTACGACATCTACGGGTATCCGATGTCAGAAACCATCACTGGCGCTAATGCTGGTGTTGCTTCTGGTGCAAAGGCTTGGAAGTATATTGCTTCTATCACTCCTGCAGGCACTCTCTCTGGTTCTGCAGTCACAGTTGGTACAGGTGACGTATATGGCTTCCCGCTTTATTCAGCATCATTTGTTCCCGGTGCTGATGTTGACGTTTCTCTCTCGTGGAATGGCGCTGGTATTACATCCACAACTGGCTATACAGCTGGTGTGACAACAAGCCCAGCTACATCCACAACAGGTGACGTTCGTGGTACTTATGCTGTTCAATCAGCATCAGATGGCACAAAGCGTTTGGTCTTGACACAATCTCCATCACTCACGAACATCTCCAGCATCACTGGCTTGTTCGGTGTAACCCAAGCCTAATAGGAGGCTCTAATGAAGGGTCATAAAGAAGCACATCATCGTAAATACCGCTCAACAGGCGGCGTGAATGACGCAGCAATGGATCTTAAGCACAAGAACATTGCTTATACAGGCGGTAAGCCAGAGCACGAAGCAGAAGAAATGCATGCTGCTCGTGGCGGTAAGGCAAAACGTAAGCACGGCGGTCATGTTGTGCATCACCACAGCGGTCACGTTAAACACGTTGGCGCTATTCATGGTGAACACGCCAAGCATCACGCAGGTCGCAAGGCTCGTAAAAGCGGCGGCAGCGTAGAAGCAAATCCATTCTCTTCAGCTCGTAAGGGCGCGGGTCCTAAAGGCCACAAGATGGAAATGGAAATGGAATAATTCCCAAAAGGGAGTTATTCGTGTACAACGGGGGCTACATGCCCCCGTTTTACTAAGTGAATCAATGACGGAAAACATGAAAATATCTTGTCAAAGCTGCGGCAAAGACATTGGGGATAAAAAGCCCAAAAAATATTATCATGTTGATGAAGGGGTAATTTGCAGTAAGTGCTACAATAAAGCTTGGGAACAAAACAACCGAGGCAAAAATTTAGCACATAAAATTGCATCTCGTGCCACTTGCAAGTCAAAAATTAACGGCTGGCCTGCCCCAGATTTTGACTCGGAATGGATTTACAAAAAAATATTGGCCGGGCGATGTGAGGTAACAAACATCCCCTTTGATTTGAGCGCAAGAACAACATCTCATGCGAGAAATCCTATGATGCCTTCATTGGATCGCATAGATAGTAAACAGCCGTATTTAAAAGATAATGTCAAACTGGTTGTTTATATGTATAATGCATGCAAGTCGCAATTTGCACATGAAGACGTTGTGTCTTTTTGCAATCAGTTGGTGAATAACGAAAGGGCTAAAGACAATGAAGTCTCCAGCTTGGCAAAGGTCTGAGGGTAAGAATCCTGAAGGCGGATTGAACGCCAAAGGCCGCGCATCTTATCACCATGAAACTGGCGGCACATTGAAAGCCCCAACAAAAGACACGCACAATTCTCGCCATCAAAGTTTTTGCGCCCGTATGGAGGGCATGCGTTCAAAATTAACTAATCACAAGAACGCGCATGATCCTGAAAGCCGCATTAACAAAGCTCTTCGCAAATGGGGTTGCTAATGGCACAAGATAAACCTTTTTGGGATAAGAAATTACCCAAAGATCACCACACAAAACATTTAACCCACAAGCAAGAGCAAGCAGCAAAAGCTCGTGCAAGAATTGCTGGTCGTCCTTATCCTAATTTAGTGGATAATGCGGCGGCAGCTCGTATGAAAGGTAAATAATCATGGCTTCCTTTTCTCAACCAGGCGTAGTCTTGGATTCGATTACAAAAAATGGCAAACATGAACCATTCGAATTGCAAGTTGGTCGTGGATTAATCTC